TCGTCATCCATCTCGTCAAGGATGCTGTAGTCAGGTTCGGTTGCGAACTCAGGCAAGTCATCGCCCCAGCCAAGCAAAGATAGATCAAACCCTTCGGCGTCCAGTTCCTCGATCTCAACTTTAAGCAACTCGTCATCCCACCCAGCATCGAGCGCCAGCCGGTTATCTGCGATGACATAGGCACGCTTTTGCGCTTCGCTCAGATGCTTTGCTTCGACTGTCGGAATCTTGCCCATCGATAACTTCTTTGCGGCCAGCACTCGGCAATGGCCGGCAACGATTCCTTGTTCTCCGTCCGTGATGACAGGATTCAGGAAGCCGAACTCTTTGATGCTTGCCGCTACTTTATCCACCTGGTCGTCCGTATGCGTCCGGCTGTTTCTTGCGTACGGAATCAGCGTATCGACTTCGACGCTTTTATATTCGGGAAATTTATCCATCATCGTTTCCTTTAGGTTTTTCTTGCTTGCGTTGTTTGTCATTCGTTCGGCCATCGGTGGTTTTGCTTGAGAAGGCGCATTCGCATTTTTCACATGTGCCGCACCACTGCTTCTTTTCGCTCATTGGTCTGCCACCTCAAGGTTGACCCGAACTACCCGATATTTATCGGGCCGGTTTAGCTGCTTACGCATCTGCTCTGCTTTGGGTTTATGTATAAACACCAGCCCATCTACCGGCGAGCCGTCATGCCGATGAATCACGGCCCAGCGCGCAAACATTCTATCCAAGCCCTCTGTCGTCGCGGCACTTTGCGCATGCGTTATTTACAAGCCGAGGCGTGTATTCACCGCACCAGTCGCATTCGCCCGGTTCGCCTTTTGGTATCTCAGCCGTGACCTTCTTGAGCGCCGCCGCTGTCATCGCATCAATGTATTCGTTGGCGCGGTCGATCTCGTCAGCCATCCGTCCAGTTCTCCAGCAACTCGCGTTTGATGTACTCCAGCAGGAACACCGCATCGCGGCAACTCACACCATTAGCACCAAAGGCGATCTCACCTTCCTCGTCGAATCCAATTAGCAACACGTCCTCAAACTGGCCTTTGTGCTGCTCAAGGAAGTCGTCGCCGCTTAGCTTGTTCTTTCCTGACTGCAAGTCGTAAACATTGCTCATGGATAATCCATTGTCCGTTCGATATACCAGATCGCTTTGCGCAAGGATTCATCGCCGCCTTTGTGCTGATAGCGCCATAGGTACTTGATTGCGTTAAGGATTCGGAAATCGTGACCATCAGCTGCCAGTTGTTCCAGCACCTCAATGCACTCGATGCCGCCCTGAGTGTAATGCGATGGGTGATTAACCATATCATTGGTCAGGTCGAGAAACTCCTCATCTTTCAGGCGGATGTTTTCTTCGTAGGTTGGCATACCATAATCATCTACAAGCGGCTCGCGTTTGCGCATCTCTGCCATAGAAGCCTCGGCTTTGGCGCGGCGTATGGCTAGTGCTTCCTCCCGAACTCTGGCCACCAAATCATCCCGGCGCCGTTCCTCGTCTTCAATCTCAATGTGGTGCATCCCTAGCTCCCGTTGCCGTCTAGCCACAGTGCGCGATCGCCCTGCCAGATCATCGGTATCATGCCGACCGGCCCTTGCCTTTGCTTTTCGACCAGCACCTCAGCATCACGCTCGTCGGCTATGTCGTTGTAAACCGCATCGCGGTAAAGCATCAAAATGTTGTCGGCTTCCTGCTCTATCTGGCCGCTCTCGCGCAGGTCGCTCATGTTGGGTCTTTTGTCGCTGCGTTGCTCTAGGTTACGGCTAAGCTGACTAAGGAGCAAGACCGGAATCTCAAGCACCGCTGCCATCGTCTTGCAGTCCTTGGCCATTTGCCCGATCGCTAGATCGTGCCGGTCTGTTTTGATATCAGGCTTGGTGCGCTGCAGGTAATCAATCACTACCATATCCAATCCCATCCTATGCCAAGCGTGGCACTGCCGGACAATCTGGCCCATCGTCCATGACGGTGCATCCAGCACCCGGAGTGGCAAGGCCGCTATGTCCCGGCTCGCTCTAGCCAGTTGTTCCCAATCCTGTGGGGTAAGGTTTCCGCGGCGCAGATCGCTAACCGCTATACCTGCCGCCGAAGCGGCCAGTCGCATGCCAAGGCTCACCGCGTCCATCTCCACGCTGATAAAGCCAACCCTTGCCCCGAGTTTTGCCGCGTTCACCGCTGCGTTCATACCCAGTGCCGACTTACCCATGCCTGGACGGCCCGCAATGATCGTCAGATCGCCTTGGTGCCAGCCGCCTAGCTTTTGGTCTATTGATGCCCAGCCGGTCTTCAGTCCCAACTGGCCGCCGTCGGACGCTGCGTCGATTCGTTCGATGGTCTTGGCCATCAGCTCCTGGGCTGAATAGTCCGACTTTTTATCGCCCGCTTGACCGCCGATCAGCTCTGACATCAGGCGCCCGCTTAATTCATCCGGGTCAGTCTCGGCGTCATCAATGATGCCTTGGGCTACCAACTGCAAACGGCGCCGCTTAGCATCACGCCTAACGATAGCCGCATACGATTGGATTTGCTTCGGGCTGCAAGTAATCGCCATCGCGTTGGCAAGCCAAGTCAAACATGACTGATCGCCGTGCAGCGCATCCTGAAGTGATACGCCATCGGCAGTTCCGTTCATGGTCAGTAGCTTGGATATCTCATGCCATACGCGCTGGCCTTGCTCCGTGGAGAAGTCATCGGCGCCAATGTTGACCGCCATTGCCCCGTCGTTGTTTAGCAATGCAGCCTGTACGAGTGCTTTTTCTGTGTTATTCATAGCATCTTCCTCCGGCGAGGCGCGTCCGAGCCCGATGATTTCTCCCAAGTCCGAACCGCTGCCTTCCAGTCGCGCATTTTGTTTTTACCGACCATCCAGCCTTTTGCCGAATAGAAGTCTACAAACCGAAAAGCATCGACCGAGTTGTTGCGTTCCTTGCAATAACTACTGACCTCATCAGGTGTTGGTGGCACAAACCGTTTGGCGGTTTTGCCCCTATTCTCTTGGTTATTGGTTATTGGTTCTTGGTTAGCATCGATTTTGGGTGCTATCGCATCGTTTTCGCATGCGTTCGCATTGCGTTCGCTATGCGTTCGCATTGATTGCGCATCCCAGCGCTGTTTTGCTGACTTCCTTGCCGACTCACTTCTTGCCCTAAATCCGGCTATTTCTTCGTCGCATCGCTCGTGCGACCAACGGCCATCCTCGTAGGTAAAAAAGTGTTCTAGAAGCAGCTCTATCGTGCTGGGTTCGCTTCGTAACATGAAGGCGAGCTTCTTGCTGTCGTCCGGTAGTGGCTCCTCGGTGTCGTAATACATCCAAAGCATCCGCAGATAAGCGATAGCTTGGCTGTCGGTGAGCATATCCGTGTCGCGTTTGAAGTCGCCAATATGATGTCTGTAATAGTGCATAATCCCCTCGCTGGCCCCTTGGAAAATAGGTGCGGCAACTCAGGGGTAAAGCTGTCCCTGCGTGATCAGGCGCAGGTTAGCCGCAGACGAACTATGCCCGAATCCAACCAAAATTAAAACCCAGCAGCGGTTAATATACGCTAACGGCCTCAAAGCGGACGTGCGGCGATTCGCTGTAGACCAGCTTCGCGTATAGGGACACCACCTGGGAATCATCGTGGTAAGCGAGCCCGTTCACCGCGTCCATGACGGCTTTGACGTAGTTGTCTATGTCCGGTCGGCTTGTTGGCCTGATCACGCCGGAAAGCGCGTCGGCTTTTTTGCGTTTGCTCCAGGATGCTGGGATTGGGATGCCGAACTGAAGGTTCAGCGCCAGCGGCCCGTCCATCGGTGCCTTCGGGCATTGGTCAGCAATCATGCGTTCGTAATCCGCAGACTTCTTGGGCGTATAAGCAAACGCTCGTCCATGCCGCATGCTTACCCTTGGCCTAGCTTTGGCGACTGGTGCTATGTAAACCGTGAAGCTAACCATGCTTGATGCTCATATCTACCTGGCGCAATAAATCGCCCTGGCTGCCATATTTGTCTTCAAACTCGGCTGGCGATTGATGATAGCCAATCTCCTGGCCGTGGCCGTGCCGATGGTGGGCAGCGCACAA